TACCGAAAATAAGTGTACACGAAAAGTGTTCTACCATTTGGAAGATTATTCCAGATGTGAGCGCGTACCACGTCTCATCTCGTAGAAATGTGGGTTGGTCTATCAGTTCAAAGTATCTTAAAAAGGCGGAAATGAACCTGAGTGCTATACAGCATGTAGCTAAGAATCTAGCTGAAGATTTATTTACAATTTTTAGCATGGATGATCACCAGGTAAAACATTGTATTCGTGTTAAATCTATTGAGGTCCTCTAGTAACCATTGTACCACAAATCTTCCGCCACTGGCATAAATAAAATACCTTTTCGCATCGCCATCCACAATTTCGCATGATCAATATTTGGATAGGACCATAACATCCACCTTTCCCAATATTCGGTTGAATACCAATCGTCCCAATCCTCACAGGTGCTATTATCAATCATGAGCATACCCCGATGGATTTCGTGTATGTCTGTCTCCAGTCGTAGCGTCTCTGGAACAATAGCACCCTTCTCGATGAGGTGTGTACGCATGCGTTGAGAATCGCGGTGATCTGTGTAATCCTCAACACCAACATGTCCAAAGTTAATGCTTCTCTTGTTGGGGAGAATCACTCTGTACTTGTGAGCTGGGGATAGGCTTGGGCTGAGTACAACGCGCATTATATTGTACCTCATCAATAATTTTATTTCTTCTTTGCGCGTTCAAGAACCACAAACTTAAGATCCGCCTTTTTCACTTGACCACGAGTGAAAGGATTCTTAAACAATACCTGATTTCCATTGGCGTTGAGAGCTTTAGTCATAGACATACGCGCAAGTTGTCGGAAAGATTCGGGAGACAAGTACAATTTGTTAATCTTCACAGCCTTGTCACCAGTCTTGAAGTTTTCATACTTGATTGGGTCAGATGGGAGATTATTCACACTCATCTTTTTCCATGAGATTTTCTTAGTCTTTGCGTTCTCATTTGCATTCTTCTTCATCTGTTTCTCATTTTTTATATAGTTGGATGTATTCGGTCTATTAGTGTTGTTAGCAAAGCTAAGACGACGGCGCACCGGGCTATTCGTGTTTACCCTAAACGTCATCCGTGCGGTTCGCATACGCCTGAGATTGTTGGGGTCAATCGCACGTGGTCTGATTTGACCGATGTTATTTTCATTTGTATTTGAGTTGGCAATACGCAATCTGCGTGCCCCATTATAGTTGTTTGTATCGTAGTTCGAATTATTCATTCGTACCATATTATTATTGGCTGGGTCTCTCATGTTACAATTATTAAAGATTAAAATTGTGAAATGTGTATGAAGACATATACATCCCACGACGGTATTCAAATCAAGGTGGGTGAAAATGCTAAAGACAATGACGCATTGACAATGTCAAGTTACCCCAAAGAGTGGTGGATGCACGCAACTGGATGCCCAGGGTCGCATGTGATTATATGCCACGAGGGGGATACCATCCCCAAAGAAACGAAGAGAGATGCGGCAGTTCTCGCGATACACCACAGCAAAGCCCCAAAGACAAAGATGTCACTTGTTGATATGGTTCGCGTGGATCAAATACATAAATATGCAAACTCTAATCATGGTCAGGTACAACTCATCGGTGACTATGTAACGTTTACAATTTTTATGAATAAGGAGAGACCAAGGTTGGGGAGACTCTTAGGTATAAAGATGTGACGCACATCTATTACAAATGTCCCTCAAGAAAACTGAAGAAGTCACATCCCGTGAGAGTCCAGATGCTATGGACAAGCGCCTGTTTAAAGCCAAGTTGGCTGCGATGGAAAAGGCTATGAAAGGCGAAAAGATTCGCTACAAGTCCAAACGAGACCCCGAGAGATTCTTGGATTTCTTGGAGTATCGATTGAAGATTTGGGAAAAGCTTCAAGATGAGACATTCTACGCGAAGCGAATGTATGAAAAGACGAAGGAAGTCATTGAGGGTCTCAGTTGAGGCTTGAGTAGTGACCGGCAATGTAATACACATCTTCAAAACCCAATTCCTCTAATTTCTCTGCTGCAAATCTGGCCCGTTGTCCAGTGTTGCAGTAGACGAGTAAACCCTTCTTTGGAAGTTCCGTAGTTGTCTTCTTGTTAATTTTATTCACTGGGATGTGAACTGCACCTTTGTAATGTCCAGCTCTATATTCTGCGATTGTACGAACATCGATGACCTTCTTTATCTTTCCTGAACGAATCAACTTATTAGCTTCTTTGGAACTTACGAGATTTCTACCGGAAAAAGTATACACAGCGGCTGCTGCCACTGCACCGATAATGATAGCTGGTAACATTTAGAATATACTTAGATTTTACTTCCTGCCCAATTCATTATCTGTGTGAGTGACCACGAGCTATCAATACTGTGTGGAAGTTCCATTTTCACTAAACCTTTTCTAACCTTTTCAACATTTATACCATTTATAAGTTTTGGTACCTGCACAATGTGATTCAATTTAAACCGTTTACCCTGGGCATTCGTTATTTCCAAAAAATATGGAAAGTTTGTTACAAAGTATTTCCATGAGAGTGTCTTTCTGTTTGAGGGTGGTACATATTTATGAATGAGACCCCATACAACCCGCTTTATGAAAATGAGACGATCCCTTGGATCTTTTGGACCGAGGGGTGTCCCCAATGTATCGTGCATCATGGCTATGAAAGCTTCAATGTAGCAAAAGTGGTGCTGTGATAACTCGTCATATTGTGATATTTCAAAAGACTTTTCAAGAACCTTTAGATTTCTTATGTTAATTTTTGTATTCTTGAGGAGTCGTTTATAGTTTTCCAGGTTTGTTGTGACAAAACCACCCGTTGGTTGAAATGAAGACTGTTTATTCCGTATTATGTATTGAGGTCCATACACTTTACGAAGTTCACTTTTAAATTCACTTCTACCGGCTCCCATTGAATTGAACAATCTAATTGATTTATCATTGTGATTAATTTTAGCGAGCGCATAATGACCATCACCACTTGAATATGTATGTGCGATATGAAGATACTGAACACCATCACGATTATTTGTAGGTTTATTCATATGTGATGTTTTACGACATTGAAACTTGAAGTCGTAGTTAGTCTCCTTTTTTATATCTTTCCCAATCTGCTCAAAAATACCTCGACTTTGAAGAAGTTGCTTGGCAATCTCAGCGGCATCTTCGATAGCCATGAGGTGTCTCGCCGCAAGAGTTGTGTTCATACGACTTTCTATGTAATCATTTGTGTCAATGTCTGACGTTTCCCCCTTTACCCTCAAAAGGCTGTTACGGACATCTCTATTCTTGATAAGTTTAATAGGGGTGAGATTCATATCTTACATATCATTGATATTTTTAAACCAATCGTATGTAAAAGTTTTTATGAATACATTATATTTAAAATTAGTTACCAAACGCGACACCAGCCATGCCATTCTTGATACGGAGGATGTTATAATTGACCGCATACACACGGTGAAGTTGGTTACCACCGGATGGTCTTACAAGGGACAACTTAGCGTTATCAATGCGAGAAAAGTTGAGTGTACCAGTGGGTTGCATTTTGCTCATTGTGAGGCAAAATGGCCACGAGAACGTGGGAAGATCCTCGAGAACGTCATCTGGTAAATCGGTGCAATGCATTTCTGGTACAATGTTGTGGTGGTACACGTTTGATGTTTCTTCGAAAAGAGCGACACCATTAATGTAAAGAGAGGACTTCTCGAATGTGTATTCATCAAACCAGTCGTTACCCGTAGCTTTACCCGAGACCAAGTGAAGAGACTTCACTGGGTGATTGAAATAACTGAGATCAAGTTCGGTATCGGTATTTGTCGCTGGTTGATATTGCGTTTGAGTAATGAGAAGTTCATGCTCCTGTTCAGTGAAAAACTTACGCTCGTCGCTATCCAAATAGATGTAGTTTCCGTACACCTTTGGTCGACTCGTTGGCGTGTAACCATCGCGACACTTAATTCTAATTTCAACTTCGTGGTATTGGAGAGCCACGAGTGGAAGAGACTTGGTCCAATCCTCACCAAAGAAGAATGGAATTACATAGTGGTTACCACCGTGGTTAGTCTTCGCAGTATTGGTAGTGACCGCACACGACGCCTTCGCGGTACTGTCGCGCAAAAGTGGGTTGTGTACACCCTGAATGAAAAGAGAATCAAGTTGGGTCACCTTTTGACCCCCAATCCACAAACTAAATTCAGTTGGACTCGCGGCGTTGTTGGAAAACAAACCAGTGACGCTATCACCATTCAACGCAATGTTCTCGCTCTCGATCCACACATAACTTAACAAATCCCCCTTTGAACGAACTGGGATTGTAATTTCGTTATTGCTCGCAAATGTACCGATGTAGTCCATGCGTTCTGGTTTCATCGCAAAGTTGGTATAACGCTTATAGTTTTGTCGGAAGAAACTGACCTGAGGTTCACCAGTGATATACACATCCTGGGCACCTTTAGATACAAGGTCAATTAAGGCAGCTGACATTTTTACTAATAAAGTATATTAAAATTTTCGTTGGATAATTACACAACACCGACATGGTAGTCTTCCAAGCACTGACTTGGGAAGCAAGGGACGCCGATGACGAACATCTCATTAGTATCTTTGGTAAGACTGAACATGGCAAGTCGGTATGTTTGACAACATCATTCACGCCATACCTTTTTATTAAACTTCCAGCTGGTATAAACGGTCAAAAGATACAACGAATCTATGATATTATAGATCAAAAGTGTCGCGACTCTATTACATCATTCTCGGTTGCAAAATCAAAAGATGTTTGGGGGTTTCAAAACAATGAGGAGTTCCCATTCATGAAACTTAACTTTAAAGATCTTCAAGCCCGGCGCCTTGTCGATTCATTTCTAAGAAAACCCCTGGATAGAACTCCAGATCTCCATGAAATATTTGGGGTACGAAACGTAAAAGTATATGAATCCAATTTGGATCCAATGCTCCGTCTGATGCACCGCACAGGTATTCAATCTACCGGGTGGTTGGACACCGGTGATGCTTGTATTCGATCACATTTGGCAAACGTAGATATTGATCTCTTCTGTAACAACTGGACAACACTCAAACCCGTGGCGAGGGATGATATTGCACCATTTGTCGTCGCCTCTGTAGATATTGAATGTAACAGTTCTACGGGTAAGTTTCCAGACGCGGAGGTCGTCGGTGATGCATGCTTTCAAATTGCGATTTCTCTATGTACATTTGGTTCTGATGAACCATATGATAAGACGTGTCTGTGTTACAAACAAACCGACCCCAATCTGGAGGGGTGTACTATCATAAGTTTCAATACTGAACGAGAAATGTTAGAAGCATTTCAGAAATACATTCAAGAGAAAGAGGTTGATATCATTACGGGGTGGAATATATTTGGATTTGATCTTGAGTATATGTACAAAAGAGCTCGCATCACCCGATGTGACCCAGACTTTTATAATTTGGGGAGACTTCGGGATACTGAGTCTGAACTTGTGATTAAGAAGTTATCCTCGAGCGCTCTCGGTGATAATCTTCTCAAGCTTTTACCAATGCCTGGACGTTTCACATTCGATATGTTCCATGAGATTAAGAAGGGCTACAAGTTGGATAGTTACAAATTGGACAATGTCTCCAAATTGTATCTTGGGGACCAAAAGATTGATATGGCACCCAAGGAGATGTTTGCACGTTACCGCGAAGGTGACCCTGTAAAGTTGAGGGATGTTGCGGAGTATTGTATCAAGGATACTATTCTCCCACACAAACTTATGAAGAAGTTATGCACCTTGTTGAACTTGATTGAGATGGCTAAAGCCACGTGGGTCCCGGTACCGTTCCTCGTGGAGAGAGGTCAACAAATCAAGGTATTCTCACAACTTACAAAGAAGGCACGGGAATTGGGATTTATGGTTCCCACGATTCGGTACGGTGCACTCCCCGAAGAACCTTATGAGGGCGCGACAGTCCTGGAGGCCCAAAAGGGTGCGTACTATACCCCAATTACAGCCCTTGATTTTGAAGCGTTGTACCCGTCGATTATGATGGCGCATAATCTATGTTATTCAAGTTATGTGATGGATGAGAAAAAGTATGGTAATATCCCTGGTATTAACTACGAGACATTTACGATTGGTGACCGGACGTACAAGTTTGCCCAAGATGTCCCGAGTCTGCTCCCCAATATTCTTATGGAGCTCAAGCAGTTCCGTAAACAAGCTAAGCGGGATATGGCGAACGCCACAGGTTTTATGAAGGAGGTGTACAATGGTAAACAATTGGCGTACAAGATTTCTATGAACTCTGTGTATGGTTTCACGGGTGCGGGTAAGGGTATTCTCCCCTGTGTACCAATCGCATCAACGACGACGTCAAAGGGTCGCTCAATGATTGAGGAGACAAAGAACTACGTTGAAAAGAACTTCCCTGGGGCCAAGGTAAGGTATGGTGACACGGATTCAGTGATGGTTGAGTTTGACGTGGGTGATCGTAAAGGTGAGGAGGCGATTGAATACAGTTGGAAGGTTGGGGAGCGGGCGGCAGCGGAATGTAGTGCTCTCTTCAAGAAGCCTAATAATCTTGAGTTGGAGAAGGTGTATTGGCCCTACTTTTTGTATTCCAAAAAGCGCTACGCCGCCAAACTATGGACCCAAGGTAAAGATGGTAAGATGCACATGGATTATATTGACGTGAAGGGTCTCCAAATTGTTCGTCGTGATAATACACCCCATATGCGCGAGGTGTGTAAGGAACTTCTCGATGTAGTGCTCACGTCAAGTGACCCCGGGCCACCCAAGGAGTTGGCCAAGGAGCGCGCCATCGAACTTTTGTCTGGGGATATCCCCAACGACAAGCTTGTATTGAGCCAAGGTCTCTCTGATTCGTACAAAGTTGGGGGTAAAAATGTATCCATCACAAGTTCCGAGGCTGTACATATTAATCAATCACACGTGCAAGTAGTCACGAAGATGCGACAACGTAAGCCTGGTTCTGAGCCACAATCTGGAGACCGTGTTCCCTATATTCTCACAAAGACTGCAGACCCCAAAGCCAAGGCGTACGAGAAAGCCGAAGACCCCAAATATGTTGAAGAACATAACATCCCGGTGGACTATCATTATTATTTCCTCAACAAGTTTTTGAACCCTGTGTGTGATCTCCTGGATCCACTCTACGAGAATGTGAAGGAGGAGATCTTCGGTGATATCATCAACCAACACAAACCCCCAAAACCCCAGCGAGAACCCGCACTCAGTACGATGAAGAAAGACGAACTCATCGCGGAGTGTACACGTCTCGGTCTTGAGGAGACTGGGACATTGGCGACTCTCCGTACTCGCCTTAAAGATGCGAGAATGAAAAAGAATGAATCCGTTGAAGACCTATTTAAAAATTACGAGCTAGATCATAGTAAGAATGAGTCTCTATGATAAAATTACAAAGCTTGTTGATGAAGAATTGGAACATAGAGTCAATGGTATAATAAACGAATACGCCGAAAAAATATCAAAAAAACATGGCATTTCACTTGAACTTTTATTAAAAGAGATACCGGATACATATTCGAGCTGTACGTGTAAGGGTACAAAACCGAATGGTCAACGGTGTACATTTAGAGGTGTGAACAATGGGTATTGTAAACATCACACTGCACAAGCAAATAGAATTAAACAACGAAGCTTTTCTAGTTCAAGTATCCATACACATGGCCCAGATCAGATGTTTGTGAGTGGGTGTCCGGGATGCCAATCTTCGAACGAGCTTATAGATTTGGGTGGTATATTATAATAATGAGCAAAAACGATATTCTACTAACTTCCATAAACCAATTTTACGATAATGAAAAGAATAGATCTACCCTACTCACCATCCTTGACAAGAAAAGTGGAATCTCACTCCGAAACTTGGAGTGGTTTATCACCAACTACGCAAAAAAAAATCATATATCTTACAAAACAAACGACGGAAAATTATTTACCGTCCACTGTGCATATAAATCAAGTCTAGATGGTTATAGTAAAAAATTATTTGATCCTTTCTGTAGAACGCAGAAGTTTTCATATTTTATACCGGGGTCATCTCACGAAATCCAAACGACGATCGCGCAATTGAATTTCATCAAATGGTGTATACGAAATAATATTATTGAGTATATAAAAAATAATCGCGATACATTATTTAATAAGCAACTGACATAAACCCACGATCAAATGAGAATGTTTGATATCCTGTATAATACATGTGTAATGTATATGTATCAGTTTCTATATTAACAAGTGATGTATCCAATTTAAGTTCTATATTTGTCTTATCTGACTGTATTTGACTAAAATCCAAACTTCCCGATGGTTCCACATTTACCGGATTCATCGAGAAGCTATATGTGTATATATTTCGCGTTGGTCTCGACAATCTTTTGTGAAATGGCATAAGATACTTGTAGTATGTGTGTCCAGTCTTCGTCACGTTTGGCATTTTATTACCATTAATATTGAAGTTTGAATCCGCCATAACTGGGGCAAAGAATGTATACGTCTCGTCAAAGTTCACATTTGAGGAAAAGTTGAAACGATTGTGAATATTATACAATTCATCGTCACCCGGAACTGGACTTCCAGTCGCTATATTTTCATCCTCAAACTTTGTATTTCTTAAAAACCAGTGTATGCATTTAACTGGTATATTTGGGACAAGATTGTTCTTTATCGTATCCTTGTTTAGATCAGTCACAATGGATGGGTGCTTTCGGACCAAATCCGTGACCAACACATGTGGTGTATTTGCCAAGTAATGACGTTCATCTGGACTGACCGTAATCTCTTCTGTGATGACGTTGAATGAAGTGAGTTCTAAACGCGTCGCACTATCAGTAAAGAACGATTGTTTGTGAAACTCAAACGCGATTTCGACTTTCTGTTTGTGTATGGCACACAATGGAAAATAAGGACGATTTGGTTTATTTGTTGCGTACTCATCACTCGCGTACTTTCTAGAAAAAAAGAAGTGCACTGGGATGAGTAGTTTAGATTCATACACCGCGTACTGTGGATTTGACGAGGATGCGTCATATCCCAAGTTTCTATTAACAAGAAACCGATTTGCAACCTTTTCAGATGTTTCTAGATAAAGCTCGTCGTATAGAATACCCCAATCATCGTGAATCTTCTCAAGTTCTATGTCGTCAACAAATATAGTCGCACTTTTAATAATATGTCGCCCCAACTGGTCTGCGTAATTTTCATTCGAACCTGGTGTCAGACCTGGCATATCGATACTTAAATACATATTACTGAGGAGATCACCCATATTTCTGGGATCAAATTGAACCTTCACAGTTTGTGCGAATGGCCAACCTGAAACTTGCCCAGGATTATGAACACGTTTACTTCTATGATATTTCCTAAATTCAGAATGTTGTCTGTTGGTATTATTAAAGAACGAATTATCTGGGTCATTGGAAAGTAAGTACGTGTCTTGCTTTCCGATAGCTTTAAGAGAAGTCTTTGCAGCTTCACCCATACCTATCTATTGCCTACATATTTTTAATGTCAGATTTCCACATATCAATGTGACTTGTCTTTTTCATCTGTTCCAATTCAGCTCTCGCCTGCTTCGCCTCATCGATGAGCGCCTTCACACTCTCCTCGGTGTACTGTACCGTCTTGATATTGAGGAGGTAGTCATAGGTTCCACCAATTTGGGGGAAGATTGCAGACAATTGTCGCTCCAAATCCTGCTTTTTGCGTCTGAAGACCACAATATCTCCCTCAATAACCATAGTCACAAACTTTGATTTGTAGCCACACATAGTGGCGCGTGTCTCAAGAACCTTGATGAGGTGCGCCTTTCTCTTCACGTAGTGGTCAAGGCGAAGTTCCACAAAGTCTTTGAGAATCTCCTCGGGACTTGAGTACTTGTAGATACCCTTGACTGGGTGAAAGAGATGCATATTTGAGACATGGAACGTCTTCCGCAGTTTCAGATCCTTGACCAGATCCTTTCCTGTGTATCCCGAGATTTCAAAGTGAACATCCTCCGTGGTACTGTTGTTTGTGAAACCACCAATCAACTTCTTTTCAACGAGACCATCCAAATATTCCTTGTAATCTTGCGTCCAACGACCCGGTGGAAGTTCCGTGATGATAATACTTGTACCTGACCACTTCCACACACCCTCCATCATCCAAGTGTCGTCCTCCTTGTGTACCACACCCTTGAACCCCTTGAACCAGGGACGCATAGGTACGATAGCCTTACCATCAAGCATTCGTTGGATGTTCTCCTTGATATCCTTGGGATTGAAGGGTGGTACATAACAACTGAAACCAGTCCCGATACCCTCCGTACCATTTACGAGTACGAGAGGGAGTGTTGGCATATAGAAGTCTGGCTCAATTTGGTGACCATCATCCTCCAAGTAATTGAGGATTGGGTCATCGCGGGGATCAAAGATCTTACGAGTCTCCTTGGATAACTTGGTGAAGATGTAACGCGTTTGAGACGCATCCTTCCCACCCATAAGACGCGTACCAAACTGACCACACGGCTGAAGTAAGTTGATGTTGTTTGAACCCATGTAGTCATTCGCCAACTTGACGATGGTATCTGCGAGGGACACCTCACCGTGATGGTAGGAGGACTTATCTGCAACATACGCCGCCAATTGGGCCACCTTCATTTCATCTTTGAGATTCTTGTGAAAGCATGCAAACATGACTTTACGTTGGGACGGTTTGAGACCATCTGCCATGTGGGCAATAGAACGCTTCAAGTCTGCCAAGCTGAAGTTGACCAGGTCCTTGTGGATGAAATTGGTGATATCCAACTTCTTGATTGACCCATAGGGAACTTCGAGATCCTTTGCCTCCTTTGCGGTACTCTCAAGAAGCCACGTCTTTCGGTCGTCCGCCTTCTTTTTATCAAACGCGAGGATGATGGACTTGTCGGTCATAACATCCGCGTCAAACTTGACAGTGAGATCTTGAATCTTCTTGAAATACTCCCGAGCCTCAGCACTTGTGCTGGTACCGAGACCCTTGTAGTACTTAATTCTCCACCCAGCTTGCCCGTTGCCATACCAGGTGCGGAACGCAGAGTCTGTGTAGAACGACTTTACTGTGGCACCCTTGGTAGCCTTGATGATTGGTGTGACCATAGAGACAACAAAGCCCAACTTGAGTAAACTTGGCCAGAAATAGTGAATCATATTGAGAATGAGACCCTTGATGTGTGAACCATCATTATCGGCATCAGTCATAATCATAAGACGTCCATACCGAAGTTCAGATACAGTCGTGTATTCCTTCCCCTGTTGAAGACCCAAAATCTTCTTGAGGTCATTAAACTCTTGATTGGATGTGAGTTGCGCTACCGAGGCGTCCCGAACATTCTTACACTTCCCCCGAAGAGGGAAGACACCGTAGTGATCACGGCCAACCACGGAGAGACCCGCGACTGCGAGAGTCTTCGCAGAATCCCCCTCCGTAACAATCAGCGTACACTTCTCAGAGTGTGCAGTCCCAGCCTTATTGGCGTCATCCAACTTGGGAATACCAGTAATCTTGGACTTACGAGTCCCATCAGACTTTGAGAGTTCCTTCATCTCCTTAAACTTTGACAGAGCCAGGAGTTCATCTTGGATACCAGTCTTGAGTGCGTTCTTGATGAACGTCTTCGGTGGCTCAAACTTACTCCCGAAATCTTGAACCTTTGAGGTACACTCAGACTTGACCTGACTTGAGAACGATGGGTTTTCAAGGGTCGCCTTCACAAAGATATTGAATGTATTTTTGACCTGTTGAGGTCTCAACTTAATCTTCTTCGCCAATTCATCAATCACACCGGACGCCAAAAGGGACGCCACGTGGTCCACATGAGACCCACCCTTGGTCGTACAGATGCCGTTCACGAAAGACACTTGTTCAAGGCCATTTTCAGCTGGACCAACGCACACCGACCAACGATCGGTAGTCACAGAACAGAGCTCTGTAACACCCTCGTGCATCTTGGCGTACGCCTCAAAGCTCATCTTTTTGAGTGCTTCTCCTTGGAACTTTACCTTGCAGTTTGCTGTTGTACAGATGTTTGCATCGAGTACCCGCTTTTCAAAAATCTTGTAAATCGCAGCGTCCATTTTCTTCATACCAAATCGTTTCCAATCAGGGATAAACGTGATAGACACCGATGAAGAGGCACCCCCATGTTTTGTAATTTTTGGTGGATGGCATACCGTCATATTATTGTTCCATGTTTGAGTATACGTCTGCTTGGTCTCGTGATCTTTAATGACGATTGAGAACTCTGAGGAGTAAATATTCGTAAGCTTTGCCCCGTACCCATTGCGACCTCCAACGATACGCTTCTTTGTGTCATCGTAGTTCGTACTCGTAAGAAGATGACCAAAGGTAAGTTCGGGATTCCACACCCCCTCCTTTTCATGCATACGCACACCAATACCGCCGAGAGGACCGTTGTTCTCGATGGTCACGGCACCAGTGTCCTTGTGTACCTCCACTGAGATGCTTGTAACACTCTTTGGGTGGACTGAGTTTCGGTCGATTGCGTTGACCAATATTTCATCAAATATTTTGAGAAGAGCGGGGGAATAGTTTAGATTTTTCTTTTCGAATGTGTTATGAGCCTTGTTAAGTATCCAGTACGGTTCAGTGCCGATATCAATCGGACCGACATATGAATCAGGTCTCTTAAGGACATGTTCAATGTGGGTGAGTTTTTGAATGCTTTCACCCATTGTTTCTTTAACTTTTAGGGCGTCATGTCTTTACTTAGGTTTATTCTCAACAATGAATCTATGTAGATCTTGGGTCCAGGTCTCAAGTTTCTGGTACGACACTGCACCTTCTTGTTGTCTGACGAGTTTTATAAGACCACATTGCCTCGCTGTATGTAACTGAGGGTTGTAATAGATATTACTTTCGAAACAGCACACACATACACGCTTTACTTTTTGCCCAAAGAATTTATATCGAGTGACGTTATCTTCGAACGAAATTTTGGTAAGTTTTATAAATTGATCAAGTAACTCCAATTCGTATTTATGATCCTTGCGACACATCATATCAAGCGGAGCCTCGCACATGTAGCACTTATGGGTCCATTTTATTTTCATACTTATATATAGAAGATGGCTTACCTTTATCTTATAGCTACAATCGTTGTTCTCTATCTTATGATGCAGAACAAGACTAGAGGCATGAACAAAGCAATTGAAAAACTTGTTCGACAATCAGCCCGCTATGCCGTTGCCGCACAGCAGGATGCGTCCCCAGTTATTGCCATTTTACACGCCAACTATGCATCCGCGTACTTTTATGCACTTAAGGACATTGCATCAGAGTCTCAAATCCATAACGCCACTGGAATTGACGTCAAGAAGTTCAAAGAACACATCACAAATGTACAAGACATGGTAACTCGAAAGACATCGGAAAAATGCCCAGATTTTGTAGGTGAAGTTGATATTTATTTGGCCCAAATTGGTGGAGAAGCTGCCTAAGTCACCCAAAATACTATAAAATAGTAACTATTAAAATGCAAGTCATTCGTGATACTATGTGGAATGCCTGCCTCTCTGACGCGGTAAAGATGTACCGTCTCAGAGAGCCAACTGAAAAGTGTTATCGTCTCGCGGATGCGACGTGGAAGTGTAAGATGTCATACATCAAATACAACAATACAAAAAAGAATAATGCAATTATTGTACTTGATAGTGTACCAGCTGTTATTCAAGAACAGAGGACACAGCACAAGATATGTGGTGCCATCACAATGTCTGGTAAAAAGTGTAGCTTCAAAGCCGTGTGTGGTGAGTACTGTAGAAAACATAAAGTGTCCTCAGCAAGCTTGGGGGACAAGATGGATGTAAGCAGTCTGTTGAGCCAACTTGACGGAATTAAAATCAATAGTTAATATAAACAATGTTTCTCGATCAAGAGAACCTTAGACCTGTAATAATAGCAATGGCCGTTTACCTCACTATTGCCACTCTCGTACCACGTGTAGTTAAGAAACCAACGGGTATTCAACCAGTTGATGATGTCGTTATGACTCTCATTGCCCAAAAAGGATCTCTAATGAGTGGTACTATTATCATTGGCCTCGTTGTTCTCGCAACCAATTATATTGAAGATGAATTCATGTAATACATTGTCTTTTCCCACCAATTTTTTAGTGTGATCATGATTCATTGTACGAACACGCTTTTCATATGCATCTCTCATGAACTCCAAGAGTTGGATCTTATTTGGTTTACCCCAAGACATCCCTTTTTTAAAGAGAAAATCATCTCTTTCCAATTCTTGAAGTTCACACTCAATCGTATACGGGGTCTTGACATATTCAGGTGCGCCACCATAATTCGTAATGATCACTGGTTTATCTCGTAACGCAGCCTCCACAGCGCCCATACCAACACCCTCCGAGCTTGAAAAACTTACATAGCAATCGCACCGATGGTGAATATCGTCCATCTCTTTGTCTGATATAAGTCCATTAATGATCTCAACATTTGGGAGTTTTATTTCAACATCCCTGTTACATGTCGCCTTTACGACAAGCCTGGTATTCGGTTCATTTAGACGAACAAATGACTCAAGGATGTCCCTAAAGTTTTTCCGTTGATCTAATATGTTACCAATGTGATAAAATGTATAGGGTTTCTCACCTGATGGTGGGATGTGTGCATGTATCACATAGAACTCGTTATCCGGAAATTGCCTGGATAGAACCCTTTTACAAAACTCACTCGGTACCGCCACCTTCTTGAATTCTTTCATGATGAGACCATAATCCTCGTGGACCGTCTCAGTTTCACACACAGTCATACAGGCGAGATTTTTTACACGGGTCTTTAGATATTTGATATATTCTATGTCACGTTTCGTCGGGATAAGAAATGCCAGACCATGTTCACTCTCAGGGAGTTCACTACCGATTATATAATATTTCGCATCATCAAATAGTTGTGTATATTTCTTTGCGTGTTGACCAATACCACAGAGTAACGTTGGACCTATGATGATCATTTGGTATAAAGATAATCTTGCTTTTATGTATATTAAAATGGATCCAATACAATTACGCCGAGAAATCGAAGATGAAATGAGACGTACACGTCTTGACAAGGCCCGCCTTTATGATCTCCTTTTAAAGATTGTTGATACAAGTGTGGGTGGTGAAGCTTCTGCAGGCCCCCAAGGTCCAGCGGGTCCAGCGGGTCCCAAGGGTCCAGCGGGTCCAGCGGGTCCAGCGGGTCCAGCGGGTCCAGCGGGTGTGTGTAAGTGTGTATGCACCAAGGTCGAAGAAGCACCCAAAAAGAAAGCCACTGCCACCGCTACGTCATCTAAAAAGAAGGCTAGCACCACCGAATAATTTTTCCCACAATGATGTGAGTCTAAACTCAACCTTAGTGAGTACTCTTTCTATTATCTTCAATCATTTACTGAAATAAATTGTATATTTTATACCAGTAAATGAAGCATATTAATTTTTCGGCACCTTTACGTCTCATTAATCCAAGTGTTAAGAGACTACGCGATAAACCTCCACATGAACGCATCTTATTCACGAAGACGATCACATGGCCGAAGGAGTCGAAGCCCCGCCGCGATTCACCATCCAAACGAAGGTTCCAAAAATAGTCGCCAATATTGCGACGAGTACCCCAAATGAATACTTCTTTGGGGCCTCTTCAGGGGGTTTATCTGGTAACTTTTGAACATTATGGTTGAGGGTGTCAATTTTACCAAGTAGTTTTTCGAGTGCTTGTAATATCTGAAGCTCTCTATCCTTTGGCTTCTCCTTAACATTCACAGTAGTAATCTCAAGAATCATATACCACTTCGCGTCAGGTTGAAGCGTTACATAATCACCATCGTCTTGTTGTTCGTAGATGGTAAAATTCATCTTCTTGATTGATATAGGGTTAAAATAATTAGTGTGACGATTGAAACTTTTCCATTGTTTATCTCGCATGACAGTTGAAGAAGATGGGGTCATATGTCTCTCTAACGGCACTCTCGCGAACACCTGGCCATGCCTCTCGTCAAGTATTTGAGCAACTTTTGGAATTTCTGGACACACAATATCCACAAACTTTGCAATGTCTGTGAGACTACCATTAACATGATCAGCCTCACCCACCTGTGTGATATAGAAATCAACCATCTTGATACCCAAAACTCTACTCATATCCTCCACGTGTGTATTGGACTCTAATCGTAAATCTAGGGAAAATGTATTGTTCGTACCGTTTACAAAATTTGAATCTATGATAACATATTGAACCTTCTTAGGTATGTCGTCAAGTGACATTCTGAAGTATACTGATATAAAAAATAACCCCACTTTCCCTGTAGATGTACATCAAAGCTGTATACCGAACCGTTTTAACAATGACCCCATTCTATATTGAAAACTTCTGTCTTTGGGTAAAGACCGCCATATGGGATGCCCCTCGTCGTATATATTTGGATGTGGACTTGGAAAGACAAAAGATTGAACGGGACCTAAGTCGTGTTGGTGATAGACAAAGTTCAAGTGAATAAATGGATTATATTCCACTCGTTACAGACGAGTTTAGAATTGCATTCTGCCAGGCAACTGAACCACTGTGTCCAGACGTTCAGCGTCTCATCTGGGAAAAAGTTCTCTACGACACTATAAGGTTGGAACCACCACCGGCACCTACAAAATGTCGTATAAGATACTCAAGAGTTTCTATGAACTTATCGCCCCTAGGCCTCCCCCCAGAGTACCAGTGTACCCTGAATATGATGTAATCGAAGCGACCAATGAGGTGGGTGAAATCGTCATCTTGCATATGCCGAAAAACTATAGCCTAAGTTATAATTAGAATTACAATAATTAATGGATTCACTTCGTCGTAGCCATCTTGAAAACTTTCTTTCGAAGTGTGAGAATGCACTCTCACAATTCAAAAAGAAGCGCCGTGATACTTTCGTGAGATATGGTGATACTCAATACGATGAACATATCTCTCGCCTTCTCTCGTTAACGAACAAAGTTGCTGATGAACTCCGCGATATTGATGCGACTGAGGATAATCAATTCATCGATACTCTTCTCAATGAGTACTCGAGTTTGAATGAAACTATTTCAGATGTACATGATACACTCGTACAATCGTTGCAAGTGGAGTTTGAAAATATCGACAAAGAGATATGGTACAATAAACATTTTGATAATTGGGTACAATTACCCGAAAGACAGGAGTGCCAGTCATTCCCCGTTGGCCAAAGACTGCGATATTCTCAATGTCGTCATAAGATGTTTGACCACCTTGAGATGGAATGGAAAAGACGAACATTCCCAACACTGGCACACCGATTAGAGTTTTTCTAAAAACTTAGATAAGGACAA